TAGTATCTACTGATGCTGGTGGTGATGGAGTAGATGACTTCTCTGCTCTGCACCACGCTAACAAAGCCTCGGCTTCAGCTTCTGCTGCCTCCACCTCTGAGTCTAATGCGCTTACCTCGGAACAGAACGCACAGCAGGCTGCTACAGACGCTGAGACAGCACTTGATACCTTTACTGACCAGTACCTAGGGGCTAAGGCTTCTGACCCTGCTACGGACAATGACGGCGATCCTCTGCAAGACGGTGCTTTGTACTTTAACAACACTGACGGTAATCTAAGAATCTATAGCACATCATTGGCTGCTTGGGTTATTGTTGATATTAGAGCTGATAGCGAGATTCGCAGTCTATTCTCTGCTGGTGGGGATTTGGCCTATAACAGCACCACTGGTGAGTTCTCTGTTACTACCTACAAGTCCGGCGACTTTAATACAGACTTTGGTACTAAAGACACTGACGATCTAAGCGAAGGTACGGGTAACCTGTATTACACAGACACTCGGGCTAGAAACGCTGTATCTGCCTCTGGTGATCTAACCTATAATGCTGCTACGGGCGTATTCTCTTTTACTGAGACACCTAACTACACAGACTCAGACGTAGATGCACACCTTAGCGGTGGGACTGGTGTTACCTACACCACAGGGACTATTGCTATTGGTCAGGATGTAGGGACTAGCGCATCAGTAACCTTCCTAGATGCAGAGTTCACTGGCACAGGTGCTGTAGCCCTGCCTGATGGCACACAAGCACAAAGACCCGGTACGCCATTGACAGGAATGTTACGGTTCAACACTGACCTAGATAGCTTTGAGGGCTACGATGGTGTTGAGTGGGGTGAGATCGGTGGAGGAGGTGGAGGTGCCACTGGTGGTGGAACTGATGCAGTTTTTGTACAGAACGACCAAACAGTAACCTCTGACTACACAATTCCTGCTGATCAAAATGCGATGAGTACTGGGCCTGTAACTATTAATGACGGGGTTACGGTGACAGTTAGCACCGGCTCCAGATATGTGGTGATTTAACATGAGCAAGATTTCTCTGAAACCCAACGCAAGCGGCACTGGCGTATTCTCGCTAGAAGCCCCCAACAGCAACGTAGACCGGACGCTGATTTTGCCTGACTCGTCTGGCGATGTACTTATTGCTGAATCTGTCAGCACCTCAAGCGATAACACTGTTACGCACAAAATTCCTGTTGTAGTAGACGGAGTAACTTATTATGTACTTGCTACAACAAGTTCTAGCTAAGGAGACAGAATAATGCCAACTACGATTACGGGAACTGATGGTGTCAGTCAGGTACAGGCTGGGTCAATTCAATCTGATGATCTTGCTGCGGGAGCCATAACCATCGACAGCGGTGACCTCCCTGCTGGGTCTGTGATTCAGGTGGTGCAGGCAGTCAAAACAGATTCAGAAACTTTTTCTTTAAGCCCTAACCACTCTAGAGCCGTAATTAGTAATTTATCAGCAACAATTACACCAATTAACAATTCTTCAAAGATATTAGTAAGTTTTTCTGTACAAGGTTCAAAAGCATCAACTCAGGGAATGAGTGTCACTCTGCAACGCAACAACAATATCATATCAGATGCGACAGGAAACAGTGCGGGAACCAGAACTCCTGTTAGCGCAATGGGAGGAGCCTCGGATTTTGACAGAAGAACTATACACAGTATAGTAAACTCGTTTTTGGATACTCCAAACACTACATCATCTATAACTTATAATCTTTTAGTAGGCCATACTGGCACAACTACAAGGACTATATATGTAAACAGATCAGCATTTAATACTGATGACCCCGCTGACGGACGGCCAATGTCAACCATCACCCTAATGGAGATTGCAGGATGACCGATAAAGCACAAGCACTACAATCTCTAGCCCCCGGTGCCGAATGGGTTCTACGCGGTGACAGTGAACTTGAGTGGCTCTCTGCTGACATCCCACAGCCAAGCGATGCAGAGATCGAAGCCGAGGTTGCCCGACTGATTGGCGAGCAGCCAGCCAAGGAAGCCCGAGCCAAACGTGACCGCCTACTCACCGAGTCCGACTGGGTAACGATCCGCGCTACGGACACAGGCAACCCGGTGCCAACCGAGTGGCAGACCTACCGCCAAGCACTGCGGGACATCACCGAGCAGATGGGCTTTCCTGAGAACATTGAGTGGCCGGAGAAACCAGAATCATGAGTACGATTATTGTAGACAAAATAGAGGACTCTGCTGGCGCTGGTCACCTGGCAGCCGGTGGATTCCTCAAGGCAGACCCGGACTCTGTTGCTTTTAACAAGACGGGTAACGACACAGCCGAGATCAAAGCAGGCACGACTGTCGCTTTCTCTGACGGCTCACAGGTCAATTTTGATACTGCCACGGCTATTACTATGCCAACCCTTAGCGCTGGCACTGACTACGCGATCTGGGTCGCACCCGATGGCAGCCTTGAGGCGGACACTAGCTTTACCACTGCGCCAACTGCGGGCGGACGTAAGATTGGCGGCTTTCACTACGCGCCGGGTGGTAATGCCTCTGCTCAGTCTGGTGGAGATAGCACAGCACAGATCAACGAGTACTCTTTCCATGACCTGAAGTTCCGCCCCTCGTGCGAAGATCCGCGCGGCATGACGCTGGTGGCTGGTGGGTTTTGGGCTGACATTTATCTGCTTAACACCAACCCAGACGTAAACGGCACCAGTGCGCTTGGCCTAACCATTGCTGACGGCGACTTTCCGCTGATTATCCCTGCGGCGTTTGGCGGCAACGGCTCAACAAACTACGGCTCGTTCAAATGGTATGAGTGCCAAGAGGTTTTTGCAGCCTACGGCAAAAAAGCACCGACCTACGCGGAGTTTATGGCGCTTGCCTATGGCGTCACTGAAGAAACCGATCGCGGCTCTGACCCGGGCGCCACTCAGCTTGACGCTGCCCGCACTTCTAAGTGGGGTGTGATTCAGGCAACGGGCAACCTTTGGGTTTGGGGGCGTGACGTGATTGCAGAAACTACAGGCACCGGCGCATGGAGTGATATTACCGAAGGTCGGGGTGAGATTTACACCTATAACGACGAACTCTATGCCGGTCTTTTTGGCGGGGAGTGGCGTGATGGGACTCGGGCTGGGTCTCGTTCTTCTGATTGGCGTAATTCTGTTGCCGATTCGTTTCGCTATGTCTCCGGCCGCGGCGTCTGCTCTCACGTCATTCTTCCGTGAGTGCCTACATAGGATAAAAAGATATGATTATTAACGATAGAAAAGACCTAGACGCTGCTCCTGATGATGTGCGGGAGCGGTTCGTTAATTCACTGGCAGGGTCGATTAACAAGTACCTCTGGAACGGCAGCGAGTGGGCGCTAAAGCAAACCACAACAGAGATCGAGCGGTTTGGGTTCACACTCGCCGACTTTCCTGATGCGCCTGTACCAGAGGCACCAGCGTACAATCCTGATGAGCGCCAGCTAGAGCAAGAAGCAGAAGAAGCCCGCACTCAGCGCGATGCCCTGCTATCACAGTCAGACTGGACACAAGTACCCGATGCTCCTGTAGACCAACAGGCATGGGCTGAGTACCGTCAAACCCTACGGGATATACCACAGCAGGCTGGGTTTCCTACGGAGATCACATGGCCGGTGAAGCCGACAGAGTAATATAAACTAGAAGGAATTGATCTATGGCAGGTCAGACAAGAATAGACGGTAATCTGATTGATACCGGCACTGATCCGAACGATATCGTGTCGGTGTCCGTTGGTGATGGGCGGTATCCTCGGCTGAGTGAGGACAATACACTGGCAGGGAATCTGACGGTTTCTGGTCAAGTTCGGTCTGATAATGTGACGGACTCTGCCGGCACCGGCGCACCCGCATTCCCTAACGGCATGTCGGCAACTGGCGCTGCCCTCACTGACCCTGAGATCACAGGCGGCATCTACCTCGGCGGTACGGGGTCTGCTAACTACCTCGAAGATTACGAGGAAGGGACCCATTTTGCTAGTATAAGTTTTGATGGCGGCGGATCAGTTGGCACATCTGTCAATGCTCTGCGTTATATCAAAGTTGGAGGAGTTGCTCATGTTTTTGGACAGATTCAAATAGATACCGCAAACTCTCCTACTGGTCGGATGAATGTAAGTTTGCCGTTTGCAGTAAAAAGTAGAGGGTCTGGGAAAGATACCAATGCGGCTAGCACTGTGTATGTTCAAAACCTAGCACAAAACCCCCCGGATTACGCTGTTGCTTATCTTTTGGCGGATACCGGAACTGCTTCTTGCGTACCCATATTTATAGGTCCGACGGGGTCCGTTGACGAATTCGACTCTACATACCTCGATGGCGGCAATAATAGAATCGAATTTAATTTTACATATCCAACAGAATTTTAGTTACCTAGCGTGGATTCACTAGGCGGACACAACCAAGGAGAACCAAAATGGCACTAGAAGAAAAGCACGACCCAACCGATAAGGTCGAGATCGTTTCGCCCTACAAACACGTCCAAGTACGGGCTGCCACATGGGTAGAAAAAGCAGGTAAAATCGTGGGCGGCAAACAGTACCACCGCACGGTATTCAGCCCCGGCGACAGCAGCGATAACGCAGAGATTCAAGCGATCATCGACACGGTGCATACGCAGGAAGTCATCGACGCGTACAACGCGCATCTGGCCGAGCAGGAAGAAGAACAAAACCTATAACGGCATCACAAAGCGGAGACAAACCTTCTCACACTCTCCGCTTTGTTTTCTGAATGTATAAATAGTAGTATCGAACACAGAAGAACAGCGGTACTACTACGACATGATACCTAATTCTCGCTCAACGCTCATCAACTACTGTCTGAGAAACCTCGGTTCTCCGGTCGTTCAGATCAACATCGACCCAGATCAGATCGAGGATCGTGTCGACGAGGCGATTCAGTTCTATCAGGAGTATCACTCCGATGCGATCTATCGTGACTTCTTTAAGCACGAGTTAACACAGGACGACGTCGACAACGAGTACATCACGATTCCGGACTCGATCCTGACTGTCGTACGCATTCTGCCTTTCACCTTCGAGAACTCGTCGGTCAACATGTTCGATGCGCGATATCAGATGTCACTGAACGACATGTACAACCTCGGGTTCTCGGGTAATCTGGCGAACTACGTGCACGTTCAGAAGTACATCAACACCGTCGATATGATGCTGAACGGTACGCCGCAGGTCGAGTTCTCGCGTCATCAGAATCGACTGTACCTGAACGTCGAGCTCGAGCGCTACCTGAGTGTGGGCGAGTATCTGGTCGTCGAGGCCTATCGCATCGTCGATCCCGATCAGAGCACCAAGGTGTACAACGATCTGTTCCTGAAGCGATACCTCACCGCACTGCTGAAGCGCAACTGGGGTAACAACCTCAAGAAGTTCGACGGCATTGAGTTGCCCGGCGGCATCACCATGAACGGTCAGCAGATCTTTGACGAGGCGAACGAGGAGATCCAGCAGATCGAGGAAGAGATGCAGCTGAAGTATGAGATGCCCATAGACTTCCACGTGGGCTGAGGAATAAAGGACTTCATTCGTAATGGCACCTCCGACCAACGTATACTTCGATCACGACTATCCCGAGGAGCAGTACCTCGTCGAGGATCTGATCATCGAGGCCCTGGGTGTGTACGGTCAGCCGACCTACTACATTCCTCGCGGCGTGATTCGTGACGATGAGATCCTGAACGAGGAGTACTCTCGATTCACGGACGCGTACGCTATCGAGATGTACATCGAGAACACATCGGGATTCGAGGGCGAGGGAACACTGCTCTCGAAGTTCGGTCTCGAGATTCGCGACCAGGCCACCTTCATTCTCTCAAAGCGTCGGTTCCGCGGTCTGGTATCCATCGACTCGAATGCGATTCGCGAGGAGCGGCCGCGCGAGGGCGATCTGGTATACCTGCCGCTCTCGAACGCGCTCTTTGAGATCAAGTTCGTCGAGCATGAGCAGCCGTTCTATCAGATGAACGATCTGCCGACATATAAGCTTCAGTGTGAGTTGTTCGAGTACTCCCACGAGGACATAGACACAGGTATCGCCAGTATCGATCAGTTCGAGACAGAACACGCGACTCGGGCGGTCCTTTCCCTTGCGGCGGACGCGGGTACCTCGGGATTCTCGCCGCGCGAAGAGATTCGTCAGCGCATCCAGGCCTCCAAGGAGTCGAACTGCGCGGCCACCGCACTGGTCGACGTTTCGACGGGAGAGGTCACAGGTGTTCGTATCGACGAGTCCGGTTTCGGATACGAGAGCGCACCGGAGGTCAACTTCCCGATTCCGCTTACCGGTTCGATCGCTCAGGGTACCGCAACGATCAACGACGACGGAGAGGTCACCGGAATCAGCGTTACCGATCCGGGTGCAGGATACACCGGTGACGTTGAGATCGACAACATCGAGGAGTCACCGGTCGAGGATCGGCCCGAGGTCAACATCGTCGGGGAGGTCGCTTCCTTTACGCGTACGCAGACCGGCGTGTCTGGCAGTGAGGACACGCTGGCGGATCTCGAGGTGGTCGGCGTTCGTGCGGACGACGGCTCGCTGTCCGAGTTCATACCAAACGGCGAGAACATCGCATCGGTCACGCAGGAGGTCAACGACACCGGTTGGTCGATTCAGAAGATATACGATCAGACCGACATCGATAAGTACATACCCTCCGATGTCGATGACTTCGCCGATAACTCGAGCTACGAGATCGAAGCGGAACAGATACTTGACTTCAGCGTAAGCAATCCGTTCGGCGATCCAAGGGTTGATCAATAATGTTCGGAACATACTTCTATAACGAGCACACGCGCAGGGCTGTATCGGTCTTTGGTACGCTGTTCAACGATCTGACGGTCGTGAAGCGCGATGGATCCGGTAACGCACTGTCGAGAATCAAGGTACCGCTGTCGTACGGTCCGCGCGAGAAGTTTCTGTCACGTGTGCGCAACGAGGAGCGCCTAAACGATCCGAGGCTCGCGATCAAGCTACCGCGCATGTCCTTCGAGATCACCGACATCAACTACGACGAGTCTACACAGCTGACTCGCGGAACGAAGTACTCGCTACCCGGATCGACGATAGGTTCGCGTCGCACGATGTACTATCCCTCAACGTATCTTCTGTCGTTCGAGCTCAGCATACTGTCACGACACACCGACGACGCGCTGCAGATCATGGAACAGATCCTTCCGTTCTTTCAGCCCGAGTACACCGTCACGGTCAACGAGGTCGACAACAACTTTAAGTCGGACATGCCGTTCGTCCTGACCGGTGTCTCGATGTCGGACGACTACGAGGGCGAGTACACGTCACGTCGATCACTGATATATACACTGACGTTTGAGACGCGTGTTAAGTACTACGGTCCGCTGTCCGACGAGGGTGCGATCATTCGCCAGACAAAGACTAACGTTGCCGACATCGATATGACGTCGAGCGGCGAACCCTTTGTCACGCAGAGAATTACGATCTCACCTGCGGACGCGGCGGAGGACGACAACTTTACGGTCAACGTCACATTCGACTCACGCGTGCCCGAACAGTTCGAGCTGTTCTTTACCAGTCTCTCGAGCGGACCGTTCACCGAGGGCGAGGCGGTTATCGGAACGACCTCGGGCGCGACCGGTGTTCTTCTTGAGGAACGAACCGACTCGATACTCGTCGGTGTACCGGATGATACGTTCGAGGTCGGCGAGACGGTCACCGGACAGTCGTCGGGTGCGAACTTTACGATCACAGATCTTAATTCGATATGGAATACGCTGTCATGAGCAACAATGAAGAGAACGAAGTACAGGACGACTACGACTACGCTCGGGCTCGATACTATAGTCTGACCGAGAAGGGTGACGAGGCGATCGATCTGATGTTAGATCTTGCACGTGAATCCGAGCATCCACGCGCGTTCGAGGTGTTGTCGACCATGTTGAAACAAAACGCCGAGATCGCCGATCGTCTGATGGAGTTGCAGAAGAAAAAGAAGGAAGTGCGGTTGACAGACAATCCACAACTACCCAACTCCATGACACAGAACAACGTGTACGTCGGTTCAACCACCGAACTGCAGCGTATGCTTCACGATCGTATCAATGAAAAATCGACAACGATAGAACAAGACGACGGCAGCGACAGCGACGAAGAGGACTAGATGTCGGATCAGCGAATGCAGAGCAGCAACTCGCCGATCACCTACCTTGGTAACAGTAGTATCAAGCGAGACGGCGTCGAACAGGAATGGACTCAAAACGAGATCAATGAGTATGCTCGTTGTCTGAAAGATCCGGTATACTTTGCCGAGAACTACGTCAGGGTCATTTCGCTCGACGACGGTCTGGTTCCCTTTAAGTTATATCCTTATCAAGAAAAGATGGTGAATCACTTTAACGAGAATCGATTCTCAATCGTACTCGCGTGTCGTCAGTCCGGTAAGTCGATCACGAGTTGCGCGTATCTTCTTTGGTATGCGATCTTCTATCCCGAAAAGACCGTGGCCATTCTGGCGAACAAAGGTGCGACCGCCAAGGAGATGCTCGGTCGCATTACTTTAATGCTCGAGAATCTGCCGTTCTTTCTGCAGCCAGGATGCAAAGTACTTAACAAGACGTCGATCGAGTTCTCGAACAACTCAAAGATCATTTCTTCTTCGACGTCATCGAGTTCGATTCGGGGAATGAGCTGTTCGTTGATTTTTTTAGATGAGTTCGCATTCGTCAACAACGACTCGGAGTTCTATACTTCGACGTATCCGGTTATCTCGTCGGGTAAGGACACCAAGATCGTCATTACCTCGACACCGAACGGTATCGGCAACGTCTTTCATAAACTCTGGGAAGGTGCGGTACAGAAAACAAATAACTTTCATCCGTTTACCGTCAACTGGTGGGACGTACCGGGAAGAGACGAGAAGTGGAAGCAGGAAACGATCGCAAACACATCGGAACTGCAGTTTAAACAGGAGTATAACGTAGACTTTATTGGTTCGGGTAATACGTTGATCTCGGGTAACAAACTTTTGAATTTGCAGGCCGAGAATCCAATCTATGAACAGGACGGCGTAAAGGTCTACGAACGACCGAACTCAGAATCCGATTACATGATGTTTGTCGATGTTGCCAAGGGTCGTGGACAGGACTATTCGACGTTCAACATCATCGATGTCTCGAGTAAACCATTTCGTCAGATTGCGGTGTTTCGTGACAACATGATGTCACCATTACTTTTTCCTGATATTATATACAAGTATGCCAAGACGTATAATGAGGCA